CATATTCATCTTAAGGTATTTGCCATTCAAATCAATAGTTGCGCTGCCTTGGTCAAGCCAACTCCATTTTGAATTTAATGTCGTACCATCAAATTCATCATCCATAGCATTGGGAGTAGAAGGCGGCTCATCAATAGGATTGTCATAATTAGTACCACCTCCACCTGATTGAACATATAATTTTCCAGATGCTGTATCAATTTTAACCTCCTGTGTATCAGTTTCTGTTTTTTCTGCAGCCTTAATACCACCCAGTACGGTTTCAGTTGCTTGTGGCAAAGTATATGAACTTGAACCAGTATCTGACAGTTCAACTAATAACTGAATATAATAACCATCTAAAGTAGTAGTAAAATTAGTTATAGTAACTCCAACTGCAGGATCTGTATTTACTTCAGACAAACCTATCAAACCTGTACGTTCATCAAAAGGATTGCCGTTATTACCTTCAAACATCCTCATTGTCCCACCCGAGTCTAAGCTGGCCATAATAGCATAATCTTTTCCACTTTCAAGTGTTATAGGAGAAGAAAACTTAGCTACGTAAAGACGATTATCAGTACTCGCCGATACCACCGCCTGCTCAGCCAAAATAGATGAAATATCACCACTCACTATCTCATATACACCAAATGTCATATTTTCACTTACAGATGCACTATCTATAGCAAAAGCTACTCCATATAAATAAATATCAGAAATAGGTTGGCAATGTACTCCTTTAGCTAAGTATGCAGATGTAGATAAACTACCAATATCATTATGTACCCATTGTAAAATTATCTCTGTTGAACTTCCACCTCCACCACTTCCTGTTTGTTCCCAAGTATAAATACCACCTGAAATAGCCGAACAATAATACAAAGTAGGAGTAGTAGTTTCAACATACAATTGACCAATTTTTCCAACAGTAGAAGTTGTAGGAGCTGAAGAACCGGATAACGGATCAGGTAAAGTCTCCCATCCAAAATCTCCATCATCATCTGATAATTTTTTTAATGCCTGACCAGTAGTACCACCATTAAATTCTGACATAGCAGTATTAACTTTATCTTGAGCACCAGAAGGTGTCTCTGCACCTATATCACTTGGGCTTACAGGGTCACTACCACTTGACTTATGAGTTTCAGCATGTTTTTCAGCAGGTGTACTAAAAACTCCAGGCATATATATACTTGGCCATTTACCATCAAAATCAGGTTCAAGTTGCACTGCGTCAATATAACAAGTGTCAGTATCATCTGTGCATTCTATTTCAAGAAATACCAACTCTTGTCCAGCCTCTGGTCTCTCAAAATAAAATGTAATGTACCCATGAGTCATATCTTCCGGAGGGTCACCTATAGCATCAAGTGCAGGAGGAGTAGGATATACCCAGCCGTCTTGTGGTCCGTAAGTCAATTCTTCTCCTTCTTGACTAAGAATTAAATCCCCTCTGCCATCATCTGTGCTATTATCATAAAGATGCAAATTATTATTCTTTATGTCAATACCTAAAACTGTCGCAACCCCAGCCCAACCACCTTTCATGGCAACCAGAGTATCTCCAAGTCTCTGAAATATTAAATTTATGCCTGCTGGAAAACCTAAGGCAGGTAAAGCATTTATATATTCCCACTCAGTAAAATCGTCTCCGTTTGTGGGAAGAACTGTAGGAATTTGTGTAGTACTAAACAGGTGGGAGTCGTTTGTTCTCAACATGTATAATTTCCCTGAGTCACTAACTACTGAAAACGATTGATATAGATAATTATAATATGTAGCTGTTATAATATTTGAATCCCAAGAGTCGCCTCCATTTAAAGAAGTCAAATAGAGGTTATAACCTCCACTATGACTAGTTGACCAAGTCCAACACAAATTTCCATCTGCATTTACAGCAACGTTTCTCGAACACGTTTCAAGGTAAGCCATCGCTAAATAGCCTTGGTTAGAATATCTCCTCGTCCACGTAAGCCCTCCATCATCTGATGTACTAATGCCAATGCTTTCCATAAGAAAACCAGAATCATAATAAGGTCTGGGGGCTATCAAAATCCACCTTGAATTATGAAAATATATCCCTAAAGGATGCCTGCCTATATAAGCACCGCTTCCAGAACTCCCGATTATATCTTCCATATCGCTATAGTATTGCCAGTCAGAACCATCGCCAACAGAGCATTTATAAAGTCTAACTCTCGCTCTTCCGTCTGAGTTGTTGCAATAACACCTAATATGAAATAAATCTCCGTTGGGCGAATTAAATACCAATACTCGAGGATAACGCAATCCGTTTTCAACAAGTGTGGGGCTAACAACCGTGTTATCTTGTGATACAAAATCATCAATCGAAGCAATATATGCTTGATATATTGAATCATTTGCGGAATACATATACAAAACTCTACCATCTGATAATTCTACCGCAGTAGGACTCTGAGAGCTAACTGATGTTCCTGATGGATAATGTGCTTCAGTAGTGGCAGACCAAACATATTCTTCTTGGCTCTCGCCGTTTGTAACTCTGACCTTTAATGCTCCGCCTTTATGCCTAAACGAAACTCTTGAGCGTTCTTGAACCTGAATCCCGTCTTTAGTAATCATCTTCTGGCCGGGAGCAAGTGCCAATGATGCAGAACCCTCCCATGATTCGGTAATATCTACAACTCCATCACCATCCCAATTAGCAGGTTTCATAGTAGCCGAATCGTATATCTCGAACCCAGAATTCAAAATCTTGTTGTTTACCCTCTTTATAAAATCAGGATTTATACCAAAGAAGTCAACTATCAGGTGGTTATTGGTTCCGAACATCGGGCGGCCGTCCATGCCGGACATGCTACTAAATTGGTTAGTAGCACTCGAGGAGGTATCGGTAGCATTTTTCTGAGCTGAACGAGCGGAAAGTGATATGACTGACCGCAGACCCCCGCTATAAGTTAAAGTCTCATCCCCGAATATCGTCTGCCTTGTAACATTTGTTCTAGCGTCTGTGATGGCAATAGGATCTCCCTGATCCAAGGCGGGATTCCCTTGCCATTCAACATTAAAGGGCCAGTAATTGATTGATGAGAGTGAAGTGACGAGGGCATTTATTGCGTCGGTTGGGTATTTCTTTAGGATCGGATTCCCAACGCTAATGTAGGGATTATCTTGTGAGCCGTAGGTCTTCCCCTCTACGGATGAGGTAGCCCTAACAATCATGCCTGTTATGGTTAGGGCATTATCTGCCACTCCCATTGGAGGAAAGTAATTGGAGGGCTTAATTTCTTCCACAGCTGTGCCTGATCCGAAGCTGACAATCTCCAACTTACCCTCGCGGGTTATACGCGCGTAACCCCCGGCGACCTCGGCGATATACCCGACCATTTGCCTCATAGTTACATTTGTTGGAGCTACCATCACATAGGCATCGCCATTCAAGATTGGGGTATTGACCAATTCCAAACCGACTGAAGCACAAATCTCCTGTAGAATAGCCCAGGGGGTAGAGGGGTATAAAATTTTACTTTCAAAGGGTCTCTCCAGTAAGACCATTCTGTCGAAGGCCACAATCTCAAGAACAGACTCCTTCTTCACAGGCTGATCAGCGATGAAGATACCCATCGGCACATATTCAAAGGAGCCTCCCGCAACCTGGACCCCAATATGGGGGGTGAGTTCTTTTCCGGTGAATATATCAGGTGAGATCGAGTCATCGGGATCTAACAGACGGATTGTCACCTGGGTTGAATTCACCCCGCCGAGCACGAAACCATTCTCGGGAATTATCGCCCTCTTGAAGACCTGGGACTGAATAATGGAGTCATCAAAGGTGCCTCCCCCACTAACGACCAGATCCGACCTGAGAACCCTGATGTGTGAGTGGATGGCTGTGTTAAAAGCCGGAGATGTGCTATACACTGTATCAACCTCCTTATATCTCTATGACGGCAACGGTTAGGCTCCGGTAAAAGGGCTTCCCTGTAGAATCCAGATAGGCTATTGATAAGGCTCTGTTTCCCCGGTAGAAGGACTTGGTGACTTCGGTTCCACTATCTGGGTCATCGTAGGTTATAGTGAAGCCAGTTTTTGGCATCATTCCAAGGAGGGTGTGCATAGTATCAAAGTCAAGTACTTTCCACACAAGATTGTACCTGACCTTCTCATTGATCACATCGATCAACATATCACCAAGGGCATTTCTTCCGGTTTCTTCAGAATGGATGTCATTTAGCTCCGGGTCCATTGACTCCGGCATCCTCGGCGGGACCTCTCCATTTAATCTGAATGCCATAATACACCTCCTAAACTGTCACCGGGGAGAACCCGGTGCGACGTCGGTCTTGTTCCGTTCTCCGAATAACATTTTTATAGACAACCTCTCCATCAAGGTATAGCACAAAAGGCGCCTCGTCCCTTCCTGATCCTTGAAGCTGGGAGAGTGCGTTCAGGACCTCTTCCCGGATAGCCGAGCGAGGGGAGACAATTTCCTGCTCTGAAGAGTCACCTACTATCACAGGTCTCGGTTTATTCGGCGGGATCAGGCCTCCTTGGGCCAGTTTAGGCATCTGGAGGTAGGGCATTTGTGGGGCATTGATTTTGGTATTGCTGGAACTGCCTTGTATCTTCGAAATCACTGCCAGTAGCTGATTGAATACACTCACCACATTGTTGATCCAGGCGTTCAGGTTAGAGCTCATTGTGTTCAGCATGGAATTGAACGACCCAATCACAAGACCACTGTTTTGCTTAATACCCTCAGCCAGCCCGGAGGTAAGATTCTTTCCAAAGTCCTTCATGTTGATAAAGATGTCATTACTGAGGGTGACCTTACCTTTACCACTAGAAGCAGCCTGTATTTCATCCAGGAGGGTAGTATAGCTTTTCAACAGGTCCCTAGCTCTCCCCATTTCAGGGATCGCCAGATTTAGCCTGGTGTTCAGATCCATGAATTGATTGTAATTCTTATTCACATCGTCAGACAGTTTTTGTATGGGGTCTTTTGTGAACCACCCGATGATTGTATCAACAGTAGCGGAGAATTTTGCCACAGCGCTTGCCTTGGTGTACTCTACCATATAACCGGCGAATTGTCCCATAAATCCCAGGAAGGATTTTAAGTTAGTTTCAAGGGTAGGCATGTTGGCGTTAAGGACTGCTAGCGAGGGGGAGAGTCGGAAGCTCAGCTCATTTGATATTTTGACCAGCTCTTCAGTGAACAAGATGAAGGACTCGGATAATTCGATCAGAACCCCAGTTCCGATTGCAATCGCCAGGGGTAACAACCCGACCGAGGCAACACTTGCAACCCCAAGAGCCGCAGTTACGACGCCTATGCCTACGAGGAGGGCTGTCCCTAATTCAATTCCTTTTGCGATTGTTTCGCCATTGTCAAGTACGGGTTGCCATGCCTCCCCGATCAGTTGGAGCCCCAGGCCTATACCCACGATCTCTATGATGAATAATCCAGTGGCAATCCCAAGCTCGAGGAGAACCGCAGTTCCTATCGCGATGGCGAGAGGTAACAGTCCGGCGGAAGCCACTGTGGCGACACCCAGGAGGGCAGTTGCAGCTCCGATGAGTAATAACAGCCCTGTGCCAATACCAATGGCAATAGCAATATTTTCACCATTGTCCAAAACAGGCTGCCAGGCCTGACCGATCAGGTCAAGGCCCTTTCCAATAGCCCATATTTCCACCAGGAATAAGGCGGTGGCAAGTCCGATCTCCAACAGGATAGCAGTACCTAACGCAATATTCACGATCAATCCTGCCCCCACAGAGCCTAGCAGGGCAGTTACAACCCCAATCACCGCGAGGAATGCGACCCCAATCCCCATGGCAATCGCTATTGTTCCGGCGTTGTCAATGACGGGCTGCCATGCAATCCCTACCTGCTCCAGTTCCTTCCCGAGGACCCAGATAGCTCCTACAATAAGAGCAGCGGCTGCGGCCACTTCCACAATGACAACTAGGCCCATCCCAAGATTTTTAGCCAGAGAGGTAAGCTTACCAGATAAACCCCCAGTTGCCGTAGTGAGCTGTCCAGCTGAGTCACCGACAGTTTTAACCGCTTCCGCGGCCTTACCAGCACTTGCGATACCTTTAACCTTGGAGAACACATCCAGTGCGATAGCTATGCCTCCCAGGGCCTGTAATATCCCCACGACCATTGTGGCAATATCCACCCCACTCCAGTCACCATTCTTAATGGCTTCCCAGTTTTCACTCAACTCACCAATAATCGCTGTGAAACCCTGTATCGCCAACGACCATCCTGCTAATTTCAAATTCCCTGTGAATATGCCTATCCCTATGCCGATGTTGGTCAGGCCCCTTATGGCTGTAAGTGCATTGTCCCAGTTGATTCCGTTATTCGCTATATCCTCGATGGCGTTTATAATTTCACCAACACCCTGGATAATCTTGAGGGAAGCCCCAAGTTTAGTATTGCCCAGGATAATCGCGATATCACCGACCATTCCAACAAATTCACTGAACATTCCCTCTATATTATGGAAGGTTGCTCCATTGACCTTAAAGTCGTTAAAGTAATCCAGGAATTTTGTCAGGTCCCCCAATAACCCCAATGATCCTATGGCGGGCATGGTAAATCCGAACTGCAGGGAGCTCAACTTTAATTTGCTCAAAAATTCCACAAATCTGATCAGACCCTGGGCAACTTTCCAGGCGCCTATTGCGACCCCAATCCCCACCGCGGTGTCCAAGATCTTGTCGAAATTATCCCTGATCCAGCCCACAGTGGATTTTATGCCGTCTATGATCTTTTGGAATTTTGCGATGATCTTCGGATCGAATTCGGTGATGGGGGCATCTTTAAAGGAGTCTTTCGAGGTGGAACTCTCGGAGTCTAGCTGGATCTTATTCACCTCATCAAAGCTCTGTAAGGATCTGGAAGCCTTCTTTGCCGCAGAACCGACCCCATCAATAGCATTTGCCTCCTCATCCGCGGCTTCCGCGGCAGCACGGGACGCTTCATAACTCTGACCAAACAACATGCTGATGAACTTCGCCACATAAGCGGTGACATTCGCTAACGAGGCCATGAAAGAATTCAATGCAGGTAGAATGGCCTGATATATTGGTTGAAAGGCCGTTTTCAAATTGACCTTGACAGTGTTTAAGCTTGCCTGGAACTGCTCATTTGATTTGAGGAGCTCCCCGAAGTAATTCTTCAACGAGCTCAATGCTTTTCGGAACAGGGCGAAAATAAAGAGAGATTTTGCCATGCTAAGTAATCTCCGGACCATTTTTTCGATCATCCCTGTAGACGATCTGGAGCTCCTCCCGATATTTCCGATACCACTAACGATTCTCCTAGTGGCGTTCCCTCCCCTGTTCATCTGCTCAGTCCATTTGTTCGGCACGGTAGGATTAAGGGCATTCTTGAGGTTTTTCTCAGTTATTTGAGCTTCTCCTGCCAGCCTGTTGGCTTTTTGGGCAGCCTGATCCAGGGATTCTGCTGTCTCCCGAGCCTCCTGGCTGGTGGTTGGATCCAATTTTATTTGTTGCAGGGTAGCACTTAAGGTCTTGGACCTAGCCCCCAAACTATCCAGCTTTTGACCAGATTGTTCAAGCTGAGTTCCCAATGACTCATAAGCCTGTTTAGCCACCTCAGCACTTGAAACGAGGTTGTCCCCAATGAATGCGGCCGCTTGGTTCCCTGCTGACATAGTCTGAACTGCCTTCTCAGCATCCAAGTATAATTGGAGCAATCTCTCATTATTTGCAACTTCTTTTTCCATCTCGGAATTGACCACAGCCAGCTCTTTTTGCATATTTATGACTGACTTGGGTTGCTCCTCACCACTGGAGAGCCTGGAATATTCCTCCCTCAGCTGCTCCACTTCAGAGCGGGCCTTATCCACCTGTTCTATCTGGCGAGCGAGGCGCTGGGTGAGAGTATCAATACCTCTCTGGGATTTTTCATCGAAGGCGCCTTCCGTTGTGGTTGCCACATCCACTAGGGTTTGCCTCATCTGTTCAAAGCTATTGTCAATGTTGTCCAGCCCATTCTTGAAACCGGTGGGATCAATTCTGGTGTCGAACACTATTGATGCATCTGCTCTTGATGCCACACTTTCACCCCCTTAATTCTCGGACCATTCTTTCATATTCGTCATCCGATGTCCTGAAGTCAATCAGGTGACGATTTTCTCGGTAGAACTCTTGTTCGTATTTTTCAAGCTTTTGGCCTTTCGCCCGCTTGTATCGGATATTTGCTATATTGGCAATCATGCTCTCAGGATTTATCGCCTGGCAGAGACCATAAAAGGTCCACCAGTGCATGTAGGACTCCTCCCGAACATCCCTCGAATACACCGCATTAACAGCACTAAAAATCAGCTGCTCATCCTGGACGTAGTCCATGGTCTTGGTACTGGGGTCTTTCTTTTTCTGATCCATGCCAACGTCTAGAAACCACAGGGCCATCCGGATGGCTTCATTGGTATTCGGAGGGATGTTGGGCTTGGGGTCCGGGTTGTCATCCGTCGCTATTGGTGTGAAGAGTATTTCCAACATGGTGAACTGTCGGTTAAGTTGGCTCATGCTGGAGTCACCAAAGGCCTCCATTATCAACAGGGCGGCCCTATAGTCGCTGTTTATAGGATAATCAACCCCATCAATAGTGAGGGCCTTTGGTAGTGCTCCAATCATGACTTCTTAGTTGCTTTCTTGGCCGCGTCAGTGTATTTCTTCCGCGCCACGTCGAAATCATTGATGCTCTTCTCGATCACAGGCATAAGAGCTTCGATGAAATTGATGAACAACAGACTCCCATTTGACATGGGGCTGATGGGATTTACACCCAGGAAGGCGGGGCCTGAGATGTTCCGGCCAAAAGTCGAATCAATCTCTTGACACATTTCCTCCCCAAGCTTGGTGATTGTGCCCCGGTCATAATTATCGAAGGATTGTTCTTTAGTTATGCCCAGGCCCTCAAGACGTTTCTTGAAGTCGTTATCAACCCATTCCTGGAAAGCCAGGAATCTGTCCACGAAGTTGGCGTCATTCGGGTTCCACCGAATGACTCTTGTAGGATCATTGTTGATCATAACCTCTTTGAAGCCGTCCTCAAAGTTCAGGTTGATGGGTTCCTTATTGATGATAGTGGCCATGGGAATAACTCCCTCCTTATAATTTTAGGACAGCTTACGGAGTCACAGTCGGTGTGAACACGACCGTGTCGATGAGCTTATCAGTTGTACCATGGGTGACCGTACCCCCGAAGGTAACCTCGAAGGGCATCTCAGTCCAGGACTCACCGCCGAGGCTTTGGGGTGTGATAGTGCAGGTGTCATATGCGTCGGCGGGATAGGCTCCATTCGTTCCGAGGAACCCATAGATGAGAAGGCATTTGAACTGGCTGAATTTTGCGAGCTCGTTGTACCGGAAGTACTGGATCAGCAGCTCGCCGATCTTGCCCAGATCGCCAGAGGTGAGCCGATGGGGCTCGAAAGTCTGGGAGGGCTCAAATTTGCTAACGCTGCCGAAGTTTCTCCCATTGATGTCTGTGCCCTTCTCGACTTCGGGATTGAATTCCAGGGTTGAACCCGAAATTTTATACCCGATGACCAGATAATCAGGAGTTTCTGTCTCACTGATGTTGATGGCACATGCCAACATCTTACGTTGGACATCTCCGGACCCTGTGATAGTGGGAGTAGGCATTATTTTTCCTCCTTATATTGATTGTAGTAAATTATGTGCAGCTGTATGACGTAGAGACTGCTTTCCTGACCTTCCCACTCCGAGAAGAAGACCCCATTGTCGGCGGTCATGACCTCATCCTGTTGATCATTCTGATCCAGACTAATTTTGGGGCAAAGCCCGAAGGCCTGGCAGTATTCAACCCATTGTTCGAAGTTCCACAGGAAGTCTGCAATCTCTTCCCGAAGCACACTGTAGCTGCTTTTACGGAGCAGCCACAGTTGAAAGTTTGCCTGCCTGGTAGTATACCTTTTATTGAGAAGGTCCCTATTGCTGGACAATTGAGAACTCCCCACGTAGTCCAGTGCGCTACCCTCAGGCTTGTCTGAGACCATCTTTTGGACGGATGAGGGCTTCATGTCTATATGGTATGTGTCAAGGAAGGGGCAGGTTTTGACGAAGTCGTAGACCAGCTTGATGACATTCCGAGGTTCATACGATCCAATCATAAACTTGCCACCTTCCTTGCAACCATTCCACGGAGCTCCTGCAGGTGGTCCGCTTTATATCTTACGGCCCACATTTTGCCCGCCAGGGGATGGCGTTTTTGGTTATAGTTGAGGTCTTTTCCGGTTTTACTCTTCCCAAACCAGATATATTGAACATAGGGTGTCTTCCAGATGATTTGACCATAGCCAATTCTACTGTGAATGATACCGCTTTTTGTCGTAGTACCGATTTTCATAGGCACATAAGGTTCAACACCTTTGAGAACAGTGCTATCAACATACTGTTGAACAGGACCACCTGGAGCAAATGCACCTGAATACCTGGACTTGATGGGCCCAAGATCCAGTGAAGCGTTCGCCTTGATTATCATCAGCACCTCACCTCGATGTACCACAAATTTCGGCTACCAACAAGATGCTCAATAATTTCCTTTGGCCTCTTATGGGTATTTTGATCTTCGAACGGCTGGATATATTCTCTAACGAAGGTATCTTCGGCGGAAATGACAGCCTCGTCGTCAAAAACCTGCTCCTGAGCCGGGGCCTGGGTGTAGTCTGGGAACTGGAAGGAGCATTCTCCCTGGACAATATAGGTCCCAATAAATTCGGGACCCTTCTCCACAGTCCAGCCGTCTCCAATGAATACCTCTCCATTTTGAACAGAGAAATAGTCGGGGTCAAAGGGGATCAGTATGGTGACTAAGTCAGCATTTGCTGTCCCGGTTTTCCGGTAGGCTGTTTGTGAATCTTGGTTCCAAACACAGTCGGTGAGCACCGTACGCTTGTAGGCGTTCAGGGGCGGCTCCCCGTCCTGGGTTGGAATTAGTAAGTGATTGTAGAGGGTGATGCTAACCCTGGCTGTATATCTCGGAAGCATCTTGCAACCCCCTATAAAGCAATCCGGTCATTCCCAAGTGCCGTCGGCATATAGCATACTCCGTGCCCGTGCGATATGATGTTGACCACCCAGAAACGCTCTCGGACTGCTTGTTCTCATTCCCCTCGTTCATGTAGAGAAATTCAGCAAGTTCACAAACACAGTGGCTGATACTCACAGCATCTTCCCCAGCGAGGATCTCCTCGGTTATGCGGTTGAGGGTGAACTGGTCAATGAAGCGCCTTGCTGTTTGCTCCCAGTAATCAAACTCGGAGAGAGGCAGTTTCGGCTTCCGCCCGAGCAAGTAGCTCTCCTCATAGAACTCCCTTGTAGCGTAGCCCATGTCACCACCTCCTTACTTCCTCTTAATTTTGGCCTTCTTCTTGGCAACCTGCTGATCAGCAGCCGGGTCTAAAGCCTTCGGGGTGACCTCCCGGGTGACCTTGGGCGGGGAGGTATACTTCTCAGGATGCCGCAGCCACTGACCGATGACAAGCTCGTT